TGGAGGAGTTGTAAAGGAGACCATGACACTGACTGCATATGCCTCAGGTAACGGCGACTATCATACTTTCTATAGCCCAATAAAACACACTGAGGCATTTACAGCAGGAGGTAGTATTACCGTAGCTGTCACAGCAATAAACGCTGGACAATGAGAAGTAAGGGCATTAAGAGTATACGGAATAAAAGATAGAGTATTTGGTATAGGAGCAACTGGTCCTACTGGGTTACAAGGAATACAGGGTATTCAAGGATCTCAAGGATCTCAAGGAATTCAAGGCAGACAAGGTTTACAAGGAATTCAGGGATTACAAGGTTTACAGGGATTCCAGGGAACTCAAGGAGTTCAGGGACTAAATGGATTATATGCAGCTCAGGGTATTCAAGGCCCACAGGGAGTACAAGGTTTTTCCGGAGACACAGTGACTCCAGCTGCACTAACTGCACAAAGTGATACCAATGTAACTTTATCATTAGGAGGAAGTTCATCAAGTGCATTACTAAATGCAGCCTCTGTATCAGCAGGATGATCTGGGCAATTAGCAGTAGGAAGAGGAGGAACTGGAGCTTCTACTTTAACAGGAATACTTGTAGGAAATGCCACAAGTGCTTTTACAGCAGTAGCAGGAACAGCTAGCCAACTTCTTAGAAGAAATGCTGGAAACACAGCTTACGAGTTCTTTACTCCTACATACCTTACAGCAAATCAAAGTATATCTCTCTCAGGAGCAGTAACAGGAAGTGGTACTACAAGTATTACTACTACATTAGCTAATACTATTGTTACTTATGCAAATATAGCTACAGACTTAACAAGTAGACAAACTATATCTGCTACTAATATAGACTGGAATACTGGAGGAATCTTTACTAAAACAATTACAGNAGCTACAACTTTTACATTCAGTAATCTACGATTGAATAAGGTTATTACTGCTGTGATATCAGGAAACTATGCAATAACTCTACCTACATATTGCAAGAAAATATCTGGCACATACGATGGCACTACGGCTAACTATATACAATTTCATTGCACAAATGCAACTGGGGGATCAGAAGAAGTATGATTTATAATTTCTAAACAAGCAATATAATATGATACTAGGAAAAACTTTAATTGGATCAGAAAAAGAATATCCAAGTATTATAGCAGCGGCTATTAATGGACAACCCTTTAGAAAAAGTGTTGATGGGGGTAATACTTGACAGAGTATAGGACCAAGTAGAAATTGGTCTTGATTAAAAATATCTGATACAGGAGAATATATGGTAGCTTCTACTTATAACGATCAAATATATGTATCTTCGGATTATGGAGAAACATGAGTCCAAAAAACATCTTTTTATTGCAGTTCCTTATTTATTAGCGGTGNTGGACAGATAATGTCAGCCCACGACAATAGTAACGTAGCAATATATTCATATGATTATGGAGAGAATTGAAGCACACTACCAAACATCAATCCTGTCTCTATAGGAATGTCTAGGAATGGTTACTATTTTGCTGCAGTAGCCGCTAATAATTATTTTTATACATCTTCAAATTGGGGAAGTACATGAAATGTACAAAGAGGTCCAGATTCAGGTATGTATCTTCCTTTTATAAATAATGATGGTACTTTTAAGGGGTATTATAGTGGAACAAGTTCCTACTTTAACTTATCTTCTTATCCAGGACAAGAAGATACCTGATGAACAATGTTTATAGCAAATAATATATATGGCTCAGAAATAGATGCAGAGGAGTATTTATTGGTAGGTCATTCAAATGGGATGCTTAAATGGAATATATGAGGAGTACACTCATCAGTATCGGGATCTAATTTTTCTTTTCCGGGAATATCATCTTCAAGTAAATACTTGATTGGTATGGAGTATTATAGTACTAAATATAATTGAAATTATGGTCTTGGAACTTGAGGAACTATAACTAATCTACCAGGATATGGAGGCCCTGTACAAGTAACAAATATTTAATATGAAAGCAAGAATAGAGAATAATATAATCAAATTATATAATACATTGCCTCAAGATTTTGAAAATATTCTAAATTTTAAAAACGCTGAAGAGACAATAATAAGGTCTAAAGGATTTTACAATGTAATAGTTCCTTTTTATAATACGGAAACTCAAATAATTGGACAAATTTATTTTGATTCAGATTTAGAAATATTTACTTACCCAATAGTGAATAAAACGCCTAGTCAAATTGAGCAAGAACAAATTGAAAAAGTAAATAAACAGGCAGATGTAGCATATAGTTATTTAGATATACAGGTGTTAAAAAAACTACTTGCAGATAAAATCGAGGCAATAAATGAAACAGAGGCTTTAGAATATAGAACTTTATATAAACCATATAGAGTAGGTATCACGCTTGAGCAAAATGAAAGATTTTATTACCCACTAAACGATAAGTTATATAGAGTTATTTCAGCACATACAACACAGCTTGATTGAAGGCCAGACGAGGCAAAGTCTTTATATGTAGAAGTTGCTTCTCCTGGAGTAATGCCAAACTGAGTACAACCTCTGGGAGCACATGATGCTTATAAAATAGGAGATAAAGTAATACATAATACATTTGCTTGAGAATGTATAGTAGATAACAATATATGAAAACCAGGAGTATATGGGTGAAATAAATTATAAATAAAATAAAATGGTAGCAACAAGAGCTAGAAAAGCTAATATACTTGTACCTCAAGGGGCGCAAGGACTACAAGGTACTCAGGGGCTATCTGGCTCTGATGGTACCTCAGTAAATATTCAAGGTCAGGTGCCTTATACATCTGATCTTTTTAATATACCTCCGGAGTCATTAGATCCCGGAGATGGGTATATTGTATATGAAACTGGTATTCTATGAGTATGAAATGGATTTGAGTTTATAGAGGCTGGAAAGATCAGAGGTCCCTCTGGATCACAAGGTATTCAGGGATTGCAGGGTACTCAAGGAATACAAGGAGTCCAGGGTTTAGTAGGACACCAAGGAGTGCAAGGAAATCAAGGAGTCCAGGGAGTACAAGGTCTACAAGGAGTACAAGGGCCACAGGGAGTACAAGGAATTCAAGGAACTCAAGGAAACGTGGGCAGCCAGGGTATTATTGGTCCCCAAGGTGTTACAGGAACACAAGGAACGCAGGGTACTCAAGGATTACAGGGGACTCAAGGAGCTCAAGGAGCTCAAGGAATGCAGGGAACTCAAGGTATACAGGGAACTCAAGGAACCCAAGGAAATCAAGGAACCCAAGGGCTGCAGGGATTTCAAGGAAGCCAAGGTACTCAGGGAGTACAAGGACTAATAGGAAGCCAAGGTACTCAGGGAAGCCAAGGTACTCAGGGAGTACAAGGAGTTCAAGGCCTAGTGGGCAATCAAGGTACTCAGGGAGTACAAGGTATTCAGGGAGTTCAGGGCATTCAAGGGATACATCCAGGCAAAGATTGTAAACAAGTAAATATTAATATCTGTTCTGCAATTATAGGAAGCTACTTAACTACCACTTTTTCTAGTGGGTTAGGTATTCAGTTAGGAGAGAGTGTTAAATTAATGAACAGCTTTTCTCCGGAATACTCTATACGAGGGAAGGTATCTAATTATAACTACAGTACAGGATCAATAACTATAAAAGTCACAGAGGCCAATTACCCGCCAGAATGTGGACTAATATTAAACACTCAGAAAGATATAATGTTAGTAGTAGATACTTCTAATAGTATAACTTTACTAGAGATGAACCAACAAAAAGCATTTATAGATGCTTTAATAGATCAACTAGAACCTAATATAATAGCTGGTAATATTAATATAGGTATATCTACTTTTGGTACTGCAGGAGCCTTACATTTAGCATTGACTAATAATATAGTAAACATAAGATCTGCAATATCTTCAATACCAATTAATCAAGGTAACACTAATATAATTGAAGGATTATGTTACGGATTTACTGAGTTACAAGTAAATGGAAGGATTGATGTAGATAAACAAATATTACTTATAACAGACGGAACTCAAAACAGTTCAGATAATGTTTGCTCTGGATTAGGACAGATGGATTCTATAGGGGTTAGGTCATATGCAGCTACTATAAGGAATGCTGGGATAAAATTATCCTTAGTAGTAAATGGAAATCCACTAGAAAGAAGTAGTGTAATAGATAGTTATGTAATAGGAAACTTTACAAATAATCCAATATCCTCTAATGGTATCTACTTTGAAGCTGATTTTTATGATATGCAAAACTTAGTAGATAGCGTTACCGCAGAACTTTACGGTAATGAGGTTATATATAATCAATGATGTATCTTATTCTATTTGGGGGATGAAGGTATTCAAGGAATACAAGGTAATACAGGAATTCAGGGATTTACAGGTGTTCAAGGTATTCAGGGTTCTACGGGAATTCAGGGAACTGTCGGGAGTCAAGGTATAACCGGAGCTCAAGGCATTCAAGGCCTCCAAGGGANACAGGGAACTCAGGGTACACAGGGAACTCAAGGCACTTTAGGGACTCAGGGTATACAAGGACTACAGGGAAGACAGGGTACACAAGGAGCTCAAGGAATCCAAGGTAATGCGGGTACTTCCTTAACTATACTAGGAGAAAAGGACACAGTGGTAGATTTACCTGTAGTAGGTAATAATCAAGGAGATGCTTATATAGTAGTCGCAGACGGAAACTNATATGTGTGAAGTGGTACAAATTGAATAAATGTAGGCCAGATAAAAGGACCTCAAGGTATAACTGGTTTACAGGGAACTCAAGGTACAACTGGTTTACAGGGAACTCAGGGACTTCAGGGAAATAGTGGTACTAACGGTTCACAGGGGACTCAGGGGATGCAAGGACTTCAAGGTTTACAAGGAATCTTAGGTTCTCAAGGAACTGTAGGTTCTCAAGGAACTCAGGGTATTCAAGGTAGACAAGGCATACAGGGAACTCAGGGCCTTCAAGGAAGTATAGGTATTCAGGGGACTATAGGAGTACAAGGCTTCACTGGAAATATTGGACAGACGGGAAATCAAGGATATATTGGAGGACATTTATACAGATTTAGGTCAGATTTCTTTTCACCTCCTGGATATACTTTATCTGGAGCATGATTTTTAAACCACTCAACTATAAGTTCAGCTTCTATATTATATTTAGAAAACTCGGACGTATCTGCTGTTAATATATCTAATTATTTAGCTACCTGATCTAATAGTACAAATGTTGATAAAGGCTATATTCAAATAATAAATAACAGCGCTCCCTCAGGTACATATTGTGTATTTAGATTAGATTCTTTGTCAGTAGGATCATTATATACTACAATAAATATTACTTATATATCTGGTGTTAAACCAGTTAATTATGATATATGCTCTATAAATTATCAAAAATCTGGTAATATAGGAGTACAAGGAAGTATCGGGACTCAAGGAAATACTGGAATACAAGGTATTCAAGGAATAACTGGTTCTCAAGGTATAATTGGTCCTCAGGGAACTACTGGGACTCAAGGTATTCAGGGACTACAAGGCATTATAGGAAATCAAGGCACTACTGGAAGCCAAGGCACCCAAGGATTAATAGGAAATTCGGGCATCCAAGGAGCTATAGGGGCCCAAGGAATACAGGGAACGACTGGCTCAGCAGTAGGTATAACTCCTGATACTATAACTAGTACTTCTACTAATTCTACTGTGGGCAATAATCATACGCATGCATTATCCACTACAGGAGTTACTGCAGGAACATACTCTAAAGCAAACATTACAGTAGATAATAAGGGAAGGATTACATCGGCAGAAGATGGGTCTCCGGTATTAGAGTTAATAGCTAGAACGGAATCTGAATTTATAACTGCTTTTAATAGTGCAAAGGCAACATCATTATCAAACTCTCATATTTATATAGTAGCTGAAGATGGAGGGGGTACAAAACCTATAACTTTTACAGCTACTAGGGCTTTTGATAATAATACCACTAAGAAAATAAAAATATTTGGAATACAGACTAAACAACCTGTAGGTTCTGGATCTGATTTAGCTCACGCCCATTTTAATACAAATGGACAAATAGTAGGATTTTCAAATGTAGAATTTTATGATATATCATTTTACAGCAATTCTACTTCAGTTCCTTATTTTTATGCCCTCGGGGGATATAGTATAAGACTTATAAATTGTAGCTTTTCTTCTCAATCTAGACAAGTAGATGCTCATAAAATTAATATAGCGGCAAGTAATAATGCTGGAGGAAGTTTCCCAGTAATTAATAATACATGTACAATTTATATAGAAGGATTGACTTGTTTACATACTGATCCTACAGTGAATAATACTGATGCTACTCAGCTACAGCCCTTTACTATTCAAAATATAAATTGTTCTGCCACAAATTTCTTTATAGAGATTAAACAAGTAAGAGCAGTTAATTTATTTACTAAATTTAGTAAGGTGAGTTTAATAGCCAGTACTAGTACTAATTATAAAGTAACAGGAGATGAGACTTGATTTTATAGTCCTATGCCAGTTCCAGGAAGTGGCAATATAAGTTCTAGTGCTAAAATAAATAAGGAAGGATCAATTGATACATATTATGCTCCTAACATAGATACAGCAACTCCTAGTTTCTTCTTAGGAATAGACGGAAATAATAAAATGGTAAAAAGTGTAGGGGGAGCGCAGGGTATTCAGGGTATTCAAGGATTTTTAGGAAATCAAGGTATCCAAGGGTCCACTGGAGCTGGAGATACTTTATGAACTTCTGGGTCTGGTTTTATTTATAGAAATGGAAACGTAGCTATAGGAAAAACAACTACTGCTTTATCCAGACTAAACGTATCAGGAGCACTCTCAATAGAAGATGATGTGTGAATTGGTCTCAATGTTCATTATAATGGAGCATGAAAGTATAATAAAAATGGTTATGGTACTTTGATACAACAAGGAGAAGAGGGAAAGTTAAATTTCTTTATGGCATCACAAGGTACTGCAGGGGCTAATACTACTTGGCTTGATAATATAATTTCATTTGATAATAATAATGGAAATATAACAGCAAAAAACTTTACTCTGGGTTCTAGTGGAGATACTAAAGAAAATATTAGACTAATAGATAACCTAGATAAATTCGACAGCATTTCAATAAAACAATTTAACTACAAATCAGATATACATCTAAGAACTAGATATGGAGTTATTGCAGAAGAAGTAGAGACCATAGCCCCAGAAGTTGTATATGGTAAGGACACTAATAAAACTATAGGATATATAGATCTACTACTTGCTAAAGTAGCTAGACTGGAGGAAAGAATAAAAATTATGGAGGATATTATAAATGAAAGTTCCTAACACAAGTACATTTTCCTTACAAAATGTAGTAGATGTAGTACAACCTATATCTTCCGGAACTCCTAAAATAAGTTTATTATATAAAAGTAGTGTTGCACAGGACGTAACAGTTAGTTGTAATGGCTACTTTTATATAATGTACTGACAAGGAAATAATAGCCTTACAGTATCTGAGTTTGTAATTACCCATAGTGGCTTATATGGAGACTTACTTCTTATTGATGAAGGTGGAGGGTATTTTAGTTTTGTTGGACCAATAGGAATTGATTATGGAGACGCCATCATAACTGGCACAGGAAATACGTCAGTTGTACAACAACAGCCTACAGGAGCAGGACTAATACCTACCTTACAAGGATGTTTTCAATATGCTAATAATTCTCTGTTTGATTCTAATTATTCTGGGAGCAAAAATAGTTTATATAATTTTAGAAATTATGGAGACAATAAATTAAATCTTCAGTTGTCGGCAACTGCTTTAAATATGGATCCTACATATGTATATTCTAGAAAATTAGTTCAGTCAGAGGCTGATGGATGATATGCTGTGACTATACCTGGAAATTTTTATACAAATATTAGATTTTACTCCGAAGGAATTACTATAGGAAGCAATTGGGGAACTGGAAATATATCTATTAGTACTCGTTTTCAAGCTTCAGTAGGAATGACTGCTAAATTAGATAGAGTATATATAAGGAGAACTTCTTCTGACAGAACAGTACTACAAACTTTTGAAGCCGTAGGAAATGACACAGTAATACCAACATATGGAAGTCAACTTTCTCTAGGAGCTGATAGGACTTTATACTGTACTTTTACAGCCGGAAGTTCTAGTGATATGCTTTTAGTAGATTTTAGAATGTGAGCTGCCTCTACTGGAACAGTATATATTAGAGTAGGACAAGGGAGTTATGTAAATACCTTTATACAAATATAATATGAAAAAAGTAAAAATAAGAAGAACCCACAGTACTAATGAGGCTACTATAGGGGAATTAACCTACAGCGACGATGTGTTATTTTTAAAGTTAGCTACTTTAGAATTGCCATGAAAAAATAATCAGAAAAACATAAGTTGTATACCAAAAGGAACATATAAAGTAATAACAACCTATTCTAATAGATTTAAAAAAAATTTATGAGAGGTTTTAAATGTACCAAATAGGAGTGGGATAAGGATTCATGCAGCTAATTTTGCATATCAGTTAGAAGGGTGTATTGCATTGGGAATGTACACCACAGATATAAATAAGGATGGAATTATGGATATAGCTTCCAGTGTAAAAGCAATGGAGTTAGCAATGTCTACAATAGGTCCAGAGTTTGAACTAGAAATTATTTAATATGTCATTAAGAACAAAGTGAGATAAGACTGCTGGATATAAAACTCCAATAGCTACTGTAGTATGATTGGCTTTAAGAATTGTGGACTACAAATTTCCAAATGCTTTAGACTCAGGAACAGAGGCTATAATATTAGATGCAGCCGCAGTATTGGGTATATTAGGTATAGGAGATAAAATTAGGAGATGATGAGAAAATAGACCTAAAAAGTCTAAGACAGATAATACAGAATAATAATTAAAAATAATGAAAAATGAGTAGAAAAGGACTTTTATTACCGAAGCATGAAGATTTTTTAGCAGAAGTATTTGATAACTTAGTAAAGTTTAAGAATCCTATTTTAGAATCTTTTGATAGAACTTTCTTTAAATTAGCTATACAAGCTTTAGATAATCAAGGGCTAGATAAAATTAGAGAAGATTGAAAACTAGATCTTATTCTAATTATAGATCAGGCTATGGAATTTAAAGTAGAAGAAGTTAGAAGGTTAGCTACAGATCTTCTAAATAAAAGGATTGATATTCCTAGTTTAGATGAAGAAACAGAACTAGTATTATTTGATTCTTTTACTAGATTTGCAGTAGCGGTCATTATATGGTATCTAGAGAAAGTAAAAAATGAAAAGAAGTAAAAAATATACTAGGCGGGAAACCGCCTAGTTTTAATGTATTATGAATATGACAAAAGGAGAATTATTAGAATTAGCACATTTATTAGAAGAGATAAAAAACAAAGGATCGGTACTATTTAGATATTTAGTTATAAAAAATATAGCAGCTTTAAAGGAGATAAAAGATATTTTGTTGAATATAGCAAACGAACACAAAAAAATATTAGCAGACTTTGAAGTTGATAGAAATGAATTAATCTCAAAAATAGGAGAACCTAAAGAAGGTAGATATGTAATAGATATAAATAATGAAGAAGTTCTTAAATTATTTAATGAGGGCCTTAAAGAATTAACCTCTAAACATAAAGAATCATTAGATTTATTTCAAAATAATTTTACAGAGTATAAAGAACTCTTAAAAGAAGAATTAGAAACTTCTCCAGAGCTAATACGAATACCAGCAGAATATTTACCAGAAGATATTACTTCTCCTCAATTAGAATTTTTAAATTCTTTTAATTTAATAGAATAATGATAATAGTTTCAAACCCAATATATAGGGTGGGGCATAAAGTTTCATTGTTAAGTGATAATACAAATGCACAATGATCCCTTTCTAATTCAAGTATAATTTTAGAGAATGAATTTATAAAAATAGATCTAGTACAGATAGTACAAGTAAACAGCATTTCTTACAGCGAATGTGTAATCAGATTAAAAACTTCTGGCAATTTATCTGTCTATATATTAAATACTTCAGAAGAATTAAACATAACAATAGAGGGGATAGATATATTATGGGTTGGAAAACAAACTAGGTTATGAAATACTGACCTAGGTACATTAGCTAAAGGAATAACTCCTGATTATTTTATTCAAAATATAAATAAATGATCTTTATTTAAGCCTATAAGAAATAAAGATAAAAATTTAGCTCCAGGTGATATATGGGAATATTCTTCCTTATTTCAAAAAAATGGGGCAGGTATGAAGGTAAATCTATGAAAAGGCATTAACTCCTTATTTACTTTTAATAATTTTATAAACTCGGTAAATATAGAACAAGAGAGTTCATGAGTTTACTTAGCTCCAAGAGGAGCTGATTTTGGACAAGAGGAGTATTTTAGACTAGGAGATTTTAGAGGATATACAAATAAGTATAATAAAAGTTATATATCTCCACCTAATCCTACTATAATATATAGGAAAAAATTAGATGGGACATATGAATGGGAGGGAATAGAATCTTACACCTTAGAAAATATAAGAGAAAGCGGAGTATTAAAAATGTCAGATATATGATTTGGAGAGACAGAAGCTACTAATTTAGGAGATTTTTATTTAATATTATATGTAAGAACTCCCTTAGGATTAGAATTCTTTAGACCAATTATAAAATTATCAGAACAAAATAACGGAACTTTTTCTATACAACCTAGACTAGAAGAGTTATTTATAGACCCCTCTTTATTAGGAAGCTATCCTTTATTTTCTGATAAAGGAAAATTAATCAGACACTATTTCATAGGATCTAATGTGTTAAATCCTAATACATGAAAAAAATTGATTATAAAATCTGACGGAAAAAGTGCAACAGAGATACCACCAGTATCTATTTTACCTTCTAAGAAGGAACTTCTTACCATATTTAAAGATGCATTAGCTTTACCAGTAACAGAAAATAAAAAATATATATTTACTACAGATGTTAGAATATGTACTCAGACTGCTGTGCATTTTTTAAATAATACAATAGTAAAAAGAAATTGCCAATTAGATTTATATAAAGGTGAAGAGTTATTAGATAGAAGATTTAAATATTTAGAACCAGGAGAAAATAATACCTTTTTGGTGGATAATGTATTGAATTTACCGGAGGTTAGTTTATGTTTTGCTAACCCAATAAAAGGAGATGTATTAAATATAGAAATAAATTCTTTATATAAGTATCAATATAGAACACTAGAATATTCTACTGATTATATAATTATACCTATTTTAGATATATTAGGAAATATTCCAGAACAAGATTGGTATAATACAGATATTCAGATATCATTAGAAGATGAATCTTTTACCTTCAACTTTATAAATATAGGCAATAAGCCAATACAAATAGATTTTATAAAAGCTTCCCAAGATACTCCTTTGGTATTAGATAATATAAATTCTGAGGGAGTTTATTATAGTAATAATTCTCCCTATGAATTTAAAAACTTATATGAATATAAGTTTATAGTAAATAATTTAGAAGGAGATATGTTGGGGGATTTAACTACGATAGATGTGACTAGTCTTAGTCCGCTAATATATATAGATTTCTTTTATGATGAGGAAGAGAGTTACCTAGAGTTTATAGTAACTTTAACTGTTCAAAATCAATTACTTTTTAATGAAGATAAAATAATTGATATAACTATAAAATTACAATAATAATAAAAATATAATTTTATTAATTTTTTAAAATTATTGGTAGTACTTTTGCATTAAGTTCTTATAAAAAGTATTATTATAGGAAATTAAAGATAATTATATTTATAGATAATTTTTTAATAATTAAAATTGATAATGTACTATGTTTGATATTGATGATGATTTTGAGGATGGGTTAGAATTAAAACAAGGCCCTATTATTGAAGAAAATAATGACTATGACTTCTTAGAAGACACAGAAGAGGAAATAATTAATTCTGGAGATAGAGGAGTAATAGATATACTATTAGAAGAGAATGGTATAAAAGATGGAAAGATTAAAATGATTAATGAACAGGAAGAAGAAATAGAAGTAGATTTTTATGATCTTTCCAAAGAAGAACAACTAGAAATACTAAAGTCATTTAATACAGCTCCAGAAACACAAGAGGTAGCTCCTAATGACTTTTTAGCATACTTAGAAAAAAACAACTTAACAGTAGATCAATATTTAGAATTATATAAGGAACAGATAGTAAAAGAATTGGAGGGTAAAAAAGAACCCAATTACGAGATTGATAACTATGATGATCATGAGTTATTTTTATTAGATTTAAAAAGTAAATATGACTTAACTGATGAAGAGCTAGTCGCCGAATTAGAAAGAGAGCTTAAGAATGAAGCTTTATTTAATAAAAAGGTAGCTGCTTTAAGAACAGAATATAAGGCCCTAGAAGATCAGTATAACGAAGCCCAACAACTGGAAAAACAACAGAAATTTCAACAAGAGTATGATCTATTTGCAGATACTTTAGTTGATATTGCTGTTAAAACTCCAGAACTACATGGTATAGAGTTGGAAGATACAGAAAAAAATCAAGTCCTGTCGTTTTTATTGGATTTAGATGATAAAGGAGTTAGTGGTTTTTATAAAGAACTTAGCAATCCAGCAAAATTATATGAAGCTGCTTGGTTTTTGAGATATGGTAAAGAAGCTTTTGAGGCCGTTAAAAACGCATACGAAGCAGAGATAAATAGGATTAAAAAAGATAAAGGGCAAGTTGTAGTAACACGTCCTAAAAAAAATAACACATCAAGTATTTACGATTTATATTAAAGATTAAATTATGATTATAGCAAATTATGTTAACATTAAGCCAGATATGGCTCATAGTAGAACATATGAAGATTTCTATAAATTTTTAGGCACTAGGCCTAAAATGATGGGAGTAATGGCAAGGATGTACACATCCAATACTGCCACTTTCCTTACAGAAGCTCTTATGAATGTCTACTACAATCAAAAAACAGCTAATAAATTCCAACCAATTAACTCATTACTTATTGAGTGAGAAATTGACGTAGAGTTTGTAAAAAGGGTTGAATTTGCAGCAGTTCCCTCTGGAAATGGAGAACTTGGTTCTGAAATTACTATGTATTTTAAAGAAAGGTACTATGAGAAATATGATACCTTTAAAATTGACTATACTCGTCAGCAATGTATTGTAAAAACAACCCCAGTAAGAAAATCAGATAATTTCTGGGAATACACTGTCCAATTGATTGATAGTGATTATACCTCAGTATTAGACTTAAATGGTTGCCAGCCTGGTATGACTACAAGATTTTTATCTAATATCATGCCTGAATATCATGAAATTGGTTATACTAAGTACCAGAGCAATATCGAAAGACATAGAAACTGGATCACTGAACATAGGAATGATATCTCTTATTCTTCTAGATATGCTCAAATGGAAGATCAGTTTATTAAAATTTCTAAAGGAGAAGGCACAGGAGAACTAAAATCTCAAATATTTAAATTAAATAAAATGGAGAAGGATCTTTTAGATAGCTTCCAGTTTGTTAAAAATAATCACCTACTGTGGGGTAAAACTACTATGGATGTTAACGGTAAAGCTACAGTTACAACTGAAGATGGTAGACCTAAACTGCGATTAAGGGTCGCTTGCTAGTAATAGTAAGAAAAACCAAAATTAAATTTCTCTAATTGCTGGAAACTCCCAATGGGACAATCAGCAGCTAAGTATTAAAATATGACAGGCCGAAGGGTAGTCTTTAATAAAAGTTCAACGACTAGTCCGAATGGACGTAGGCTTAATTGCCGAAATGGGAAATAACTTATGAAATATATAATTTATATAACAACAAATCAAGTAAATAACAAAATTTACATAGGAGTACATAAAACAAATACTCCTTACTCTTTTGACAATTATTTAGGTTGTGGAGTATTTACAAACTTACCTAAATCTTACATAAATGGAGGCACATTATTTCAAAGAGCTGTAGTAAAATATGGCCCAGATAAATTTAAAAGAAAAACTCTTAAAGTATTTAATACCTTAGAAGAAGCTTTAGCATATGAAGCCACTCTTGTAGATGAATCCTTTATATCTCGAACAGATACTTATAATATGATCATTGGGGGAGGATATCCTCCGGATTTATCAAAAAAAGTATATCAATTTGATTTATTAGGGAATTTATTAAAAGAATGAAAAAATCAGGTAGAAGTTACTGAATTTTATAATTGCTATAAAGATGCAATATATGAAAGTATTAAACATAAGAGAAGTTTTAAAGATTGTTATTGAAGTAATGAAAATACTATAGATATAGCAGAATATAGACTTAACATCACAAACAAATTTACATATCAATATAATTTAGAGGGACACTTAATTAATGTTTTTGAATCAATTCAAGAAGCTTCTCAAAAATTAGACATTGATAAAAAACAAATAATAAATGCCTTAGCTTTAAGAAATCCAGTTGAAGACTGTTATTTTTTACCCGCTAATTTAAATATATTTGATGTAATTGAATGAAGAAAGTCTAAAAATGGAGGCAGAAAAATTATTTACAGATATACTTTAGAAGGCAAATTCGATACTGAATTTAAAAGTATTGCTGATGCAGCTAAAGACTTAGGCTTAAAAAGTCAAAGTGGTATATCTGCGGCATTAAAAGATTCTAAAAAATCCTCTGGAGGATATAAATGAAGTCTTATAAAATCTGATTATATTACAGAAGTGCAAATAAATAAAGATTTAAAACCTCAACCTGTTGAAGTACTTGATTTAAATGGAAATTTTATAAAGAGATTTAATACAATCTCTGAATGTATGAAAGAATTTCCATATTGCAGAAAAGTTCTTAGAGGAGAACGTAAAACTGCACATAATTATATTTTTAAATATATAAGTTAAAGATATAGTCTAATCTATATGGTAACATATAGTTAATAAAAATTACCATCACATTTGTTAATCGCCGGTGATGGTTTAGTTCCTCAAATCGAAAGGTTTGCTTCTAAATTCAAATACGCCAAACTAAATGTTAATGTTATTAACACTGTTATGGATCAAATGAATCAAAAAGCAGCTGACGCTACTGGAAATAACTATGTATTTGTAGTTAATGATAGGCTGTGGGGACAAATCAATACCACTCTAGGAGATTGGTTAAAAACATGAGCTTCTACACCAACTGTTCTTTACTCTAAGGCTGCTCAGAAAATGATTAAAGCAGACAATCCTGTTAAAGTAGGTGCAACCTTCGTTAGTTATGAAATTGCTGGTAATATAGTTACTTTCATGGTAGATAGAGCTCTTACTAAAGAATATGACAGAAAAGGATTTGGAATTTGTTTAGATATGTCTCCAGATATTACAATAAATCAACCTGCTATTGCAGCCTTTACTTTAGAAGGAGCAGAATTTATTAGCTCTAAATACCCTGGCGTAGGTGGAATAGACGGTAAGACTTCAGGAATTGTACAGTCTCCAGTATCTGGTTCAAAACTTATTGTTTCTGGATATTCGGGTATTGCAGCTTTCGCTCCGTGAAAAAGTTTTATTTTAGAAGAGGTATAATTTTTTTCTTCTTATGCCTTAAAAATATGTTTAATTAGTAAATATTTATATTTTTTACAATCTTATATTTTAGAAGGAATAAATTTTGTATATTTGTTTTATTTTAAATATATGAAACATTACCTGTATAAAATTACAAATGTAGAAACACAACAGTATTATGTGGGGGTTAGAAGTTACAAAGAACCAAAAAAAGATAAATATATGGGTTCTAGTAGCGTTTGGACAAAAGATTGAATTAAATTAAATAAAGATATTCTAATTAAAGAAATAATAGATGATAGTTTTGTTACTAGAGAAGATGCTAATGAAGCAGAAGTAATTTTACTTTCTTCATGTGAAAATGATGATTTATGTATAAATTCTTTGTATAAAAGAATACCAAGTCATTTGGGAAAAAAGCAATCAGAAGAATGGATTAGAAAAAGAATTCATTCCGGAGAAAGAGCTCCAATGTATGGAAAACATCATAGTGAAGAGACAAAGAAGAATATATCTGAAAAGCTTAAAGGAAGAATAATTTCAGAAGAGGCTAAGAAAAAAATAGGAGAAGCTCATAAAGGTAAAATAGTTTCAGAAGAAACTAAGAAAAAACTCTCTAATACTAGAAAGGAAAAAATAGCCTCTGGAGAAATTAAAAAAACTTATAAGCCAATAATAGTGGAGGATATTGTAACAAATACTATAGAATTTTTTGAAGGCTGTAAACTATTTAGTGATAAATATAATTTAAATTATGGATCAGTAAAAGCAGCTGCAAGAAAAGAAAATATCTATCTAAAAAGATATAAAATAAAATACGCGGCCTCTACTAGCAATAGTAGTTGCAAATTGGGTGAAAACGGAGGAAGTCCAGAAGTGGATAATTCCGTCGGAAGTCTAGGAAGTGCAAAAGTACTAGAAACCGCTAACGACTAACAAGTGAGGAGCACAACCAATAATCTTGACACGAGCGCCCAACTCCCATACTGGGAGATGATATAGTCTGAGCAGTAAATATAACAAAATAAATTACTGAACTGGGGTATAAAAAATCCCAGGATAACATAACTGATAAGTCCTTTATATTGGAAGAAGTTTAATAATATAAAATAGAAAGGGAGGATATTCCTCTCTTTCTTTTTAAATAAGATAATTACTTAATAGATAAAAATATTATTTATATAATTAACATGTAATATGAGAAATGAAATTATTCTTAGGAGTGTTTATGGAAAGGTGAATCAGATTTATTTTATACAACCTTGTCCTAATCCTAAAACAGGAAAATTACCAGATTGTGTAAGAACAGTCGATTCAAACGGAGATATGATACTCTCTGAGGAAGATGTAAGACAAATGAGTAGAGGTGAGAGACATTTTGTAGCAGCTAATCATGTTTTTGAGATAGTAGACGGGCAGACCTTTGACCTAAATGACGTTGTAGATAAAGCACATTGGGAAGCTATTGAATATTGTAATTGGATAGCTAAAGAGAGATTTGAAAGAGACTCTACAGGAAATTTAGTCGTAGACGGTAATGCCAAGAGATATGGTGTTGCGGACCTTTATGTAGAGAGGCCAGGAGAATTATCAGAAGCCAGAGTCAATATAAAACAATTAAGACATAGAGCATGTAATTATGTCTATGAAGATACTGAGGCTAATCGGGTGAAAAAATGTAGAGTACTTGGTAGGGATTTAAGAAATGCTATAAAAGCAGACATATTAGATTATCTCATAGAAGTAGCAGAGAAAGATCCAAATAAAATTATAGCCCTTTATGAAGGAGAAGACTGGAGAATACAGTTATTTATAATGGATGCTTTAGATAGAGGAGTTATTAAAAAGAGTGAGGGACTTTATAAATATGAAGATAAACTATTGGGAGGGTCTATGACTGCGGTAGTTGAATTTATGAAGGACGTAAGATATAAAAAATTAGTAGAATCTATAAAAAGGGAGACTTATCCAGAATTTTTACCTAAAACAAGAAAAAACTAACCTAACCAACAATTTAAATTCAGATTTAGGAGTGCCAAGCACAAAAACTCAGGCCACCAATAAAAAATAATTAATTTTTAAAATTAATGACAGCTAAACAGGTTTTTGAATATGCTTTAGTTGAATTGAATAAAAAAGAAGCCCCAAGTTTACTTCTTGAGGATTATAATTATT